GTGGTCCCGGATAGGATTGAACTACCGGCCTCCACCGTGTCAGGGTGGCGCTCTCCCACTGAGCTACGAGACCTAGAACGTGCCCAGCTCCCATACCGGGCACGGGAACAATGTGTGGACCGTGACTAGCGAACCCCTCCGCATAAAGCGTCACTCAAAGTCACCTTGGGTTCCAATCTCCGGTGACCGGAAACGTCCGCTCCAACCCTCTGACAGCAGACGTTGTACCCCCTGAGAGACTCGAACTCCCAACCCGCTGCTTGTAAGACAGCTGCTCTTCCACTTGAGCTAAGAGGGTAGAAACGGAAACGAGTGTCCAGCAGTGGCAAACTCGTTTCCTTGTGGCTCCCACAGGGGTCGAACCCGTGTCCTCCGGGCTTCAACCGGATGCTCTACCAACTAAGCTAGAGAGCCATTTGCGACCCCGGCGCCATGCCCATGAGACGCCGGGGTCTCCTTACCAGACCCCCCTGAAGGGCCGAGCCTCCGGCAGGAATTGAACCCGCAACCTACTGCTTACAAGGCAGCTGCTCTTCCTGATTGAGCTACAGAGGCATTGCTGGTTTGCCCCCGCCGTGGCGGGGATTCGCAGAGAGCCAGCGTCTGTACCCCCGGAAGGATTCGAACCTTCGGCCTGCTAGTTAAGAGCTAGCAGCTCTAACCTGACTGAGCTACGGAGGCATTCTTGTTCTTGTTCTTCCCTCTTCTCGATGCGTTCCACTCGCGGTGGTAGTCCCTGCGTCTTTGCACACACAGTTCACAGAAACATCCTTCTATACCACGGCTTCCTTCACCGTGGTTGGTGCGCGGGTTACGGTACACCCTGACCAGCGGTGCCTCTGCGGGCTCCTCGGTCAGCCTGAGCCTGTCACGGTTGGTGATGTACCAGTTGTGACTGTATTCCTTGCGCTTGGTGGTGCACGGCTCGCACGGGCAATCTCTTATACCTGCCTTGCCACCCCCGTGTGGCACTGAAGGTCGGCGCGGCATCTTTGCAGGCATCAGATATCCGGCGTCACGGAAACGCAACACCACGTTTTTGACATAGCCACGGGTGACGCCCCACTTGTCGGCCATCTGTTGATAGCTCAAACCTTGCTCATGCCAACGCAAATACTGCTTGTGCCGTATCGCGAGGGTCACCCGTTTGCCTTTGACACCTTCGGAAAGGAGGATCGCGTGGCATGTGGCGCAATGGATTCGGCGGCCACCGGCTTTGCGCCGGTTGCACTTTGGGCACATCCTGTCGTTTGTTTTGCTTGAAGTCATGTTGTGTCCCTGACCAGAGTCGAACTGGCAACCTTCGGCTTCGGAGACCGACGCTCCTCCATTGAGCTTCAGAGACTCGGAGCGTGCCCCCGGCAGGATTCGAACCCGCGTCTACGCGGTAAAAGCGCGCAGCTAAACCACTCAGCTACGGAGGCATAGCTGGGGGGAAGGACTTCAGGCCCTCTGCCTTCCCCCCGTGTCTGGTTCTGGTTTTAGTGGGGAGTCGTCCAGTTACCAGCAACCCTTCGACCCCGTGGGTGCGGCAGGGATCGAACCTGCCGTGCTTTCGCACCTGATTTACAGTCAGGCCGCACCACCAGGTGCCTCACACCCCTTGCTGCTGCTTGTCCTGCAACGCCCTCAGTTTCAGTTCGGCGATCAGGACCTTGCGCCGGAACCACAGTTCGTAGGCCGACGCGCAAGCTCTCATCTCTTGGTTGAGGTGGGTAAGTAGCTCTTGATCAAGCTGACATTCCGTGTCGTCGTTCATATTGACACGGACCATGGCCATCCACTGCGACAACCGGTTGGCCGCTTGTTCAAATTCCTCTCTTGTCAACATGTCTTCACCTCTCTCGGATGATCTCCACGTCAACGCCGTTGTCGCCCAGATACTGCTGGACGTACTGCGCCGCGTCCATCCGCACGAAGTCGGCGGCTTCCGCATCCGTTGTCGCGTACGGGACCAGCTCGCGCAGGTTCGCCAGCGACTCGGCGTGTTTGATCTCTACTGTGAAGTCGACCCTGATCTTCATTCCGGCCCTCCACTCTTGTCACACGTCCCCCAGGCAGGATTCGAACCCGCATCCGTCCGATTAGAAGTCGGAGGCTCATCCGTTGAGCTACTGAGGGTTGACGGCGGCGGGGACCGACCCGCACGACTGGTGTCCATGTCCCTGCCGCCCGTCCCCCTGACAGGATTCGAACCTGCACCCTACGGTTCCGTAGACCGTCGCTCATCCGTTGAGCTTCAGAGGGTTGATAGAGCCGGTACGAGTCGAACGTATCTGAGACCACCGGCTCCAGTGGAGAGGAGGGGACTCGAACCCCTAACATCCGGTTTGCAGGACCGGTGCTCTACCAATTGAGCTACAACCCCATCGTCGGGATAGAGAGATTCGAACTCCCAACCCCCTGCTCCCAAAGCAGGTGCCCTGCCAAGTTGGGCCATATCCCGTTGGCGCTGGGGACAGGCTACCCTACCTGTCCCCAGCTGAAATGATATCGACTGCGGATTTGACCCCGCGACATCCGGTTTTCGCAGACCGGCGCTCTGCAACTGAGCTAAGTCGGTTACCCGTTTGCTCCTCCACCGCCGCCACTTGACCACAGATCATTTGCTGATGCATTGCCGCTCTGCCGTTGAGCTAGCGGCCCATGATTGGAGGGCCGCCCAGGATTCGAACCCGGATCTGCTGGTGCGCCGCCTGTGGTTCATCGATGCGGTTTCGTGCTGGGCTGAGTCATTCTGGAGCAAGAACTTGATCGGCATTGGCTGCCTCTGCCTATTGGGCTACCGGGGCATGTGAACCCCGGCCAGGCCTCGAACCTGGACTGTCACCTCGTTGCCTTAAGTCTTAGCCTCAGCTTGAACTTCAGCTTGTGCTCACCCTGCATAAGCAGGGAGTCTGTGTGGTCTACCAGTCGATGTCGAACACGTATCCGAGGATCTCGGAAGTGTTCAGGTCTTCGACGATGACCGTGTTCGCGGCTTCCCGTGCCTTCTTGACCGCCTGCAAAAGTTCGGACACGCGGGTCAGCATCTTGCGCTGCGCGGTGACCGGCATCGCGCCGGACAGACGCACCGTGCTCCAGTAGCCGACGACTTCGTCTCTCTCGTCTTTGGCCACTTGGGCTGGGTGCTTGTCGGTGGCCTGGACGACGACCTTGAATTCGGTGACCTTCTGGGTGCGGTGTGTCTGCACCCGCGGTGTCTCACGCAGGCCGGTGTCTTCGTTGAGCACCCACTCCGCTGTTGGGTCAAGGGTCGGCAGCTTGGACACGAAGCTGTGCAGGTCGGTCAGCTGCTTCTCCAGGAACAGCAGGTGCGGCACGGGCACGCCAGCAAAGAGAGTGGTGTCGCCGATGACGATGTCGCCGGTGGCGAGCTGGTTGGTGTGCGAGATCGCGCCGTCGATGTCGATCAGTCGGCCCATTGCCCGGCGGAAGTCCGCCAGAAGATCAGGAACGGTGTGCTGTACCCGCTGCGATTCCGATGGAAGTGTGACTCCATCTTCAGCCTTTGGCTGGTAGGTGCGGATGACACCGTTGAAAAGTGCTGGCTTTTGCGCCAGGTGGTAGGCCGCGGTGACCTGGTCGTTTGCGTCCTTGCGCGCGGTTTTCGCAGCGGCAAGTAGCTGGGCGAGTCTCGCCACAGTGCTCTCCTCTTTGACGTGTGGTGCGGTCCACGTGCTTCATGGTGGCCGCACCCCGCTTTAGTTATTCAAAGAACGGCGGCTTCCCTGCCGCCGTGGCGGTTGGGGTGGTGCCGCCCCCCAGTGCGGGGTGGTGGTGCGTGTACGAGTATGGCTGTTCTGGGGCGTTGCCGTCAAGCGGTTACCCGCAAAACTTTAGAACCGCTGGTCACCTTATGCAACAGGCTTCTTGCCCTTGCTGTGCCGTGGTTTTCCATGTACGGCACAGCGCCGATCCTTCTCCCGCAACGTCCAGACGGTCACCGGATCCCCAGCCCAGAACTCTACTTCCCCCACCCACAGGCAGCTACAGTCCACCGGTCCCGGTTGGGTCAGCGTCATGATCTCTCCCCTCTCAATGACCTAAGTTGATATAGTTGCTTCGTGGGTAAGTCGATCAAGAGGATCCTCGCCGAGATGCCGGAGCGCGAGCGAGCCGATCTCCTTGAGTCCCTTGATGTTGACACCCTCGAACAGATGGGCCGCGACGAGTGGTGGTACATCAGTCGCCCCGAGCAAAACCCTCCCGAAGGCGACTGGTCCGTCCATTGCTACCTGGCCGGGCGTGGCTGCGGCAAGACCCGCTCCGGCGCCGAATGGCTCGTTGATCGCGCTATCCGTTTCCCGTTCGACGCCTCCGGCTTCCCCACCGAACGCCTCGTCATGGCCTACAACCTGTCCGACACACGCACGGTCTGCATCGAAGGCGCCTCCGGTGTCCTGCGTGTTCTGAACCGGCGTGGTTTCGAGGAGGTCACCAACTACTTCGTCGGGGACATGACCGGCAAATACCACTACACCAAGTCGCCTAAGCCGCACATCACCCTCCTCGAAACTGAATCTAAGATCCACTTCACGGGCGCCAACGCCGACGCGGCCCGTGGCTACAACCTGGCCGACGTCTGGATGGACGAGCCATGCAAGTGGCTAGAGGCAGCCGACATCGTGTGGAAAGAAGGCGTACGCCCCGCACTTCGCGCAGACGTGCCGGGGGACAAACCCCGCGCCTTCGTCACCACCACGCCCAAGCCCATTCGCCTGCTGCATGAGTGGCTGGCCAAGACCGACGGGTCGATCTCCTGGGCTCGCGGTTCCACCTTCGACAATTCCGACAATCTCTCGGACGACTTCCTCCGCGAGGTTCAGGAAATGTATGGGGACTCCGCCCTCGGGCGGCAGGAACTGTACGGAGAGATGATCGATGCGCTCGAAGGGGCGCTGTTCAGCTGGGCATCGATTAACAACCATCGGGTATCGATCGGGCCTGAGAGCGTCGCACACCGCACAGTCGGGATAGACCCTGGCCTGACCGGGGCAGAAGACGGCGACGAAATGGGCGTAGTCGTGGCCATCAGGGACGTGAACGATCACATCTACGTCGTGGCCGACGAAACCACAAAGGCGGCTGGCCGTGATGCCGCCCTGCACGCGTGGAGGGTGTTTGAACGGTATGGGTCCGACACGCTGGTGTATGAGAGCAACCTGGGCAAGGCGTGGATGCATGAAGTATTCACAGACGCCTTCAAGGAACTCCAGCGAGCCGGAGTATTCCCGGCGGAGGTACAGGTTCCACCCCTGGTGCCGGTCTTCTCGAACCAAGGGAAAAAGCTTCGCGCTGAACCCGTCGCCATGCGTTACTCGCAAGGGCGCGTACACCATATAGGAACCTTCGATCTCCTAGAACGACAGATGTTGATGTTCGACCCGATCTCGCCGAAGGCCTCGCCGGACCGCCTGGACGCCTTGGTCCACGCCTGCCGCCACTTGATCAACGGTGAGAAGCGCCGGTCACGGATCATCTCACCGGCCCACTACGAGATCGCGATACTCAACCCTTCACGTGTCCGCTGAGCCACTGCTATCATCCCAGGCCTCGCGGATGCTAACTTAGTCGATGTGATCACCCTTGCTGCCCTAATCGTCCTAGTCCTGGCCACGGCCAGATTGACCCGGGCGGTCAGCATCGACGACATCACTTTGCCGCTTCGGCTGTCTATCGGCAAGCGTTTCGGTGGCGCATCGAAGATCTACGAACTTGTCGTCTGCTACTGGTGCTCAGGCTGGTGGGTCTCCGCCCTGACAACTGGCTACACGTTGATCACGCTTGCCGCGATAGGTCAGATCCCGTGGATTGCCTTGCTGTCCTACCCGCTGCTGTTCCCCGCCGTCGCATACGCCGCCTCATGGATCTTGGACAAAGAGGGTAGAGAGGTGAGCTAGCCGATGGCGTTCCGCGCGAAGAAGGTCATCGAACCACCGGCCATCGATGATGGCCCAAGCCTGATCGCCTCCGCCGTGCGCATGGGGCTATCCGACGAGGCGTGGCGTGGATACCGGTTCACTGACGAAGCATGGCAGAAACAGGCCTGGGACTTCTATGACACGAACCCGCAACTCCACAACGCCATCGACTACATCGGCGCGGCCTGTTCCATGGTGCGCATCTTCGTGGCCGAAGTCGACGACAACGGTGTCCGGCAAGGCGAAGTCGAAGACGACGAAGAGATTGGGGCGCTCGCTGAAACCCTATTCGGCGGTCCCGCTAACAAAGCCGAGATCCTCCGCGCCATAGGCGAATCGCTATCGGTGGCGGGGGAGTGTTTCATCCTCGGACGCGCGGCGAAAACCGACGACCCGTTCGACCGGTGGTGGGTAGCCGCCCCGTCTGAGGTCCGCCGTCAAGGCGAAACTGTCTACGTCCAAATGGGCCGTGCCGCACGCGAAGAACTCAACCCTGGACGCGACATCGTCATCCGGGTATGGACTCCGCACCCACGCCGCGCGTTCCTGGCCGATTCCCCGGTGCGGGCGTTGCTGTCGTTGCTGTTCGAGATGGAACAGATGCAGATGTTCATCCGGTCACAGATGAACTCGCGCATCGCCAACGCCACTATCCTGCCCGTCCCGTCAACGCTGGCCGCGCCGAAGGCCGACTCCCAAGCCGTCGGAACAGACGACATCTACCAGCAGCTGTTCGAGGTCATCACCTCCAACCTGGAAGGCAAAGGCACCGCCGCGCAGGTCGCTCCGATCCTTTGGCAGATGCCACTGGCTGAGCTGCAGGCCATGGCCAACGTTCAGCCGATCCGTTTCGACTCACCGCTTTCCGACCAAGCCATCATGCTGCGCAAAGAGCAGCAGGAGAAGCTGGCCATCGGCATCAACGTGCCCGTCGAAATTCAGGTCGGCGGGCAGGAAATGAACCACTGGTCGATCTGGTGGGCTGGCGAAGAGTTCATCATCAAGACCATCATGCCGTTGATGAATCGCATTGTGGATGCGATCACCACCGCATACCTGATCCCTGCGCTTAAAGCGCTGGGCAAGGACCCGCGCAAGTACACGTACTGGTACGACACGGCGCCGCTGGCCAACTCCGCCAACAAGCTGGCCGACGCACTGAACCTTTACAACACCACCCCGGGCATCGTGTCCGCGGCCACGGTGCGCCGGGAAGGCAACTACACCGACGCCGACGCACCTACCGAAGAGGAAGACAACAAGCGCTTCATCCAGCAGGTCATCCTGCGTGACCCAACCCTGTTTGCGTCGCAGGCGGTGCGCGAATACCTCGGCATCGACATTCCAGATGTGATGCCACAGTTGACGACACCACCACCGCCACCTCCGGCACCCGGCCGTCTACCGACGGCACCCGAACCTGGGCAGATGCCGGAACAGCCTGCGATCACCGACCAGGCCGCCGAACAGTCAGACCTGATTGCATCCATCGTGCAGGCTTCGCCGATCGTGATGGCCGCCAACGGCATTGTGGTGCGGGCGCTGGAAATCGCCGGGAAGAAGATGCTGACACCGACGCATCGCGGCATGTTCCCCGACACCCCGGCGCATCAGCTTCACACAAAGATTCGTGTTGCCTCCGACGCGCATGCCGAGACTTTGCTGGCGGGTGCGTGGGACCACGCCGACTTGTACTTCGAAGGGACCACTGCCGATGTCCGGGCGTTGACAAGCACGTTGCACGCGTACACGAAAGGGTTGCTGCGTCGCTCCATCGAGCACCGGCCCAGCCTACTTGCCGCTCTGCTTTCGGAGCGTGATCTGCAATGACACAGCCGCAGCCGCAGCCGCAGCCGCTGCCTCCTGTCCAGACGGTTCCCGCGCAGGAGCCGATGCCTACCGGTGTGACGGTGGGCTTGCTTGCGTTCGAGGCAACGATCGCCGCGCTGGTGCTTTCGATGTTGGGCGCGTGGCTTGCGACGGTGACCGCGGTGGTGCTGGCGTCGTGGCTGAAGTTCGGTTCATCGCCTGACCCGACGGCATTGTGGTCCACGGTGCCGCAGTGGGAACGTTCCGTGGACCGGTTGATGGATGCGCTGCGGCGCATAGCGCAAACCGGCTGGGAGGAAACCGCTTCGCAACTCGGTCTGCACGATCTGCCTTTCAACCCCAACGATTCAATTCTGATGGACCAGCTGCAGCGGACCCGTAATCTGATGGTGCGTACACCCGACGAGGTGTACCGCATGGTTGTTGACGAGTTGGGCAAAGGACACGCGTTGGGCGAATCGAACGCTCAACTGGCACAGCGGGTCCGTGGGGTACTGGATGTCACGGGCACCGAGAACTGGCCTGCACGGGCGCAGACTGTGGCAGTGACCGAAGTCCATCGCGCCTACAACTTCGGTGCGCTGGCCGCCGCGCAGCGGGCGCAGATGCGCGAGTTCGTGTTGCTGATGAAGAAGTGGGTGTCCAAGCACGACTCGCGGGTACGTGTGGCACACCTGGCCGCTGACGGGCATCCGGCGATCCCGGTGGGACAGCCGTTCATCGTTGGTGGTGAACCTCTTTGGGCACCCGGTGACCCGGCTGGTTCGCCGAGCAATGTCATCAACTGCCGGTGCAAGGTGCGATTCCACAGGGGGAACAGTGGCCGTCAATAGCTCAACGTGGCGCAAGCTGCCGATCGCCCCGCGCGATACACCATTCAACGCCGACCACGCCATCGCCCGCCTGCAGACGTGGGCCGCCGGGTCCACGGGGCAGTTCAGCTCTGCGTTCCTGTGGCGCAACAGCAACGCCCCGGCCAACAACAAAAACAGCTACCGGCTGCCGATCGCCGACGTCATCAACGGCAGGCTGACAATGATCCCGCACGCGGTGTTCACCGCTGCGTCGATCCTGTCCGGCGCGCACGGCGGCTTGGAAGGTGTCCTCGGCGAGGAAGAGAAAACCCAGATCAAGCGCGTCATCACTGAAATCTATGACGTGCTCCAGAAGGCCTACGGCGACCCACGGGTTGTGCCGCCGTGGCTTCGAGGAGGCAATAAGGAGGAACAAGTGCTCGCCTCACTCACTGCCGCTGTGAACAGCAGCGTCGCATCACTGCCGCTGGCCGACACTGACCGGACCTGGGACGCAGGCGCAGCGCGTTCCCGCCTATGGGCTTGGGCTGGCGGCGACTACCGCAAATACCGCAAGGGCTTCCTGTGGTGGGATTCGGCCAACCCGGAGCAGAAGGGCAGCTACAAGCTGCCGGTAGCTGACGTCATCGACGGCAAGTTGACATTGGTGCCTCGCGCTGTCAACGCGGTCGCATCCGTACTGGGCGGCGGGCGCGGTGGTGTTGACATCCCCGACGCTGACGCCTCAAAGATTCAAGGGTTGGTGGATCGCATGCAGAAACGATTCGGTTCTGAAACTGCGCAGGAGATGAACGATTCAACTCCTGATGATTCAACGACTGCATCATCTCAGGTCCCGATTCGTCCACCGGCTGAATGGTTCTCCGACCCAATGCTTCAAGGCCCGACGCCTTTGGCGATCACCGCGGATGGGCAGGTCACCGGCCATCTGGCGTTGTGGAACGTCTGCCATTTCGGTATCCGCGACGTGTGCCGCATGGCCCCGAAGTCTCGTTCAGGCTACAAATACTTCATGGACGGAACCGTTCTCACGGCAGACGGTTCAGAGCAAAAGGTAGGAAAGATCACCGTTGGGACTGGGCACGCGAACCTGAGACTGGGCTACGTCCCGGCAGC